TACAGGCACTTTGTTAATTATTGTATCCTTTACTACAGTATCGTTCTTAGATAGCTTAAAAGGCTTAGTTTGGGCGTAGCTTGTCATGCAAGCAAAGAGTAATATTGCTGTTATTAGCGTTTTCATAATTGTAAGGGATTTATTAAAGTGCAAGTACTGTAAATGATTCGTTTTTGATTTCTTCGCCTCTTAACAAGTAAAGCAAGTCTGTATATGTAATAACCGTATTGCTTTTTTTATTTTCAGGGTAGAAAATAAGTCCGTAGCCCTCTGAACCTAACCCGCCAATCTTTTCGATTTTTGATAAGTCGACCGTATAAACCTGCTTTATCGTTTTGTTACGGTCTTTATAGATATACAGTAACCTTAATTTAGCTATCTTATTTAAACAAGCTTCTTTTGAAGTTTTCATGTTTGAAAGGATTAAAGGGATTGATTAAGTGATTTGTGAAACTTTAGAAGGTCTACCAACCAACAGCCGGATAGCTTATATCCATCTATAACAGGGGCTTTTGAATAGTTAGGAAACTTAACCCAATTGTTATACTGGATAATTCCACCGTAAACAGAGGCTATTGCAACGTGTGACTTTTTCATTTGAAAAGGATTAAAGGGTAAAAGGATTAATTAAAGTCTGATACTAATTCTGCAATCTGTTTGTTTAGGTCTGAGATAACAGCGTTTACCATATCTTCGTAATAGCCAGAATCATTCTTGAAATCCTCTTCTGATTCATAAGAACAGCCACCTAAGTATTCGGAAGCTGTTAAGCCTTTGTAAGTGCCTTTAACCTCAACCATACACCACTTCCAAACATTCACATTTCTTGCTTCGTCCAAAAGAGAATCAATCTCTTCTTTACTCATACATTCGCCCAATTGCTCATGAGCGCTAAATGTTTCGTCCTCTACAATAATCTCGATTTGTACGTCTTGGATGCTTAAAGTTTTCATATTCTCTTTTTCTATTGTAGCTCTTAACTACTTTATCATATTGCTTACAGGTGCAATCTGTGACCTCTTAACTAAACCGCTATTGTTCCGATTTGTTGAAACAAAGTAACGGAAAAATATATATACGTGTCAAGTCTTTTTTTAAAATAAATTGCAAATAATTACAAAAACAGCCTTCATTGCTATTTAAACGCATAAAATAAATTAAAAATAATTTAGCTATTGATATATACATATATATAATTACCTTTGAGGTATGATTAAGAAACGGAAATTAATAGATTTAGATACTACTATAGTAAACAAGCTTACTGAACAAGCTAAACAATACGGATTACAAGTAAAGCCATACATTGAAAAGATATTAACAGAGCAGGCAAACGCTATTATTATTAACCCTAATAAATAAACATTATGAAATCAGTAAAAGGAGATTATATTAAAATCGAAACATTCACAGGCGAAACAATAGAAGGATTTAAGGTCAATCACCCTCGCGAATTACCAAAGTCTGCAACACATGATCGATACACTTATTCAGTAGACTTTAAAAAAACCTACTCAATTTACCACGCATTCACAAAATCAGGAACTAAATACTATATATGGGAAACTAACAGCTAATACAAAAACAAATGATACATACATTACCAAACACTAAATACTATAGAGATATTCTAAACGCAGAAACTTTATATCAATTCCACATTAAGAAGGAAACAATCTCTATAACCTGCAACAATGAAATAACTACACAGGAACTAATTAACCAACTTAATCACATTGCATACAGACATTGCATTCCCCAAACAAAGTATAGCCTATAACTAATAACTATAGGCTATACACACTTCTACCTAAACATCTATACTAACAAGCCTAAACAACTCTAACACCTCTCCTATTCCTTTATCAATCAATCTTATACACCTAATCAACTGACATTCATTTACTTATTGCCTAAACTCATTCATTCAACATCATAATATTATTATGTCATCACTTGATTTAAGCTTATTTCAGGGTTTAATGATGGTGATTATCACTAAAATCTATACCATCACACAACGATATAGATAATCCTTATAACAGTCTATTGCCTATCAATAATCTTTATAGCTGTTAATCCAATTACCTTCTTAGCTTGCGTGTAAGCTACTTTGATGCTTAGCTATACAATGACAAGGCTTGAGTATCAATCGTGCTTTAGACGTTCGCTTTGTGGTGTTTAATGAGGGAGTGAGTGATAAGGGGTGATAAAAGGATTTGGAAGTGAGGGGTGCCCGGTCTGTGCTTTTGGGTTTCTTTTGAATGGGGTAGTGGTCTAAATAGGCAGGATAATCCTAACTACTCGAACATATAAAAGAAACCCACCCCATTCACCTATAAACAGTCCATTTAGGTATGGGTATACCGATTACATAAAAGACTAATTAAATAAGTACCTAATAATATAAGAAGGGATTATAAAAATGCCATTAGTAATCAGAGAGTTAGCTATTTGTCGTACCCTAATGTCTTGGAATATATGCCTAACTTCTTGGAGTATATGCCAAGTTTGTTGATTTTATAATGAAATACATTTGGAATATAAATCCAATTAATATATCTTTGAGTAAACAAATCAGTATGGCAAAGAAACATTTTATAGAGAGTAAAACAGCAGAATACACAGACCCAGAGACAGGTGAGATTCTAAGAACCGATACTACTAAAGTATTCAAGATAAATATGGGTAAGCAGGAGGAGTTCTTTATGACGTTCTGTAATTACCTATCATCATTTTATGAGTTAAAGTATGCTGACGACATAAAGATGATTATAAAGCTTAATGAGTGGGCTTTGTTCGATACTGGTGAAGTAAGCCTAACGCCTAAGAGGAGGCTTGAAATAACGAACGAGTTGAATATAAGAAATGATTCAATATCAAAAAGTTTGAAAAGGCTTAGAGATAAGGATTTAATAAGCGGTGATAAGGGTGAGTTTATAATAAACCCTATTATCTTCTGGAAAGGCGACAAGGGCAAGAGAAAAGAATTGTTAATGGACGAGGGCTTAAAGGTTCAATTTAATTTTAAAATGGGTGATGAATAGGAATAAACAGGCAAGGTTAAAGTTTAGCAAAGAAGACAACGAATTGGCGTATAAAGCTAAATCCGACGAACTTGATAGTCTATTAGATGACAATAGTGAGTTCAGGCATTTTAGTGGCAAAAGGTTATTGGTTGATAAATCAACTGAGAAGAGATATGTTTCAATAAGAGTAAGGAAGGGATATGTAGAGTGTTATGTATCTAACACCAATAATGGAGTTACAGTAACCCAATCATACGGTCGCTTTATTTTAGGAGTTTCTGATAAGTCTCTTAAGGTAGACCATATTAACAGGAATCCTTTAGATAATCGTCTTTGCAATCTTAAAGTATGTACCCAAAGTGAAAATTTATCAAATAGATTAAAATACTCCAAGCTTAACCAGTACAAGGGCTATACAAAAAGTAAAATGTCTATAAGCGTTGAATGTCAATTTAGGGGAATAAGGAGAACCGTTAAGATTATGACTATTAACGAGAGGTATGCTGCTATTTTATACGACTGTATGGCTTTAACGTATCACGGGATATTCGCTGCAATAAACTTCGATAAGAATATTTACAGCCCTGAATTTATAGATTGGGTTATGAGTAAGCATAAAAACCGGATCGAAACAAAAACATACTAAGAAAATCACTAAAAACTAAATAACAATGGAAGAAATCGAATTTACCAATTTAGGGAGCAGGTTAATCTTTGCCAAAGCTGATTTTTATAAAAAAATAATGGTAAAATCTATAAATGGAGATCAAATAGCCCATATAGAACTCTCCAAACAAGAGTGCCGTCAATTAGCAGAGTTTTTACTTAAAGTAAGCGAAGAATAATGGAAGAGAAAAAATTAAAAGGCATTGAAGGTGAGATCGAGATGTATTCATTTAATGGCACATTAACAATTCAAACCACACTACATACGGGGAGAACGGCATATTGTATTTTAAAAACATCTCACGCTCTTGAATTAGCTAACTGGATAATAGAAAACGTAAAATGAAAGACAATAAAGACGAACAAATAGACTTATCATCGCTGGTAGATAAATATAAGTCAGAGGCAAAAAAGTTCAACGATGGTAATAAGGTTCCGATCTATAAAGGATGCCAAAATGGTCGGTGCTTTTGTACAGGTGAATGTAAGAAAATAATAGGATTTAAAGACAAATTACCCAATGCCTAAAATCCTAAAGATAGAACACCTTACATGGAAGGAATACCAAGCAAGGAAGAAAGAACAAGCAAAGAAAGTTAAACTTAATAAATGGTTATGAAGAGAATAAAATGGGTTAAATGGAAGGGTTTCAAAAACCACTTTACAGGATTGGTAGATGGAGAGGAGTGTTTTGCGATAGAGGGGAATTTAGCTTTACACGACTTGAGAGAAAGCCGTAAGTCTACAGTATGTATAAGACCTAAGACGTACTCAATAAAAGGAACTTACGATGCCAAATCAATCGCTGTGGACTTATTAAATGATTTCAACTTGTAAATACACGAAAAAAACAGGTTGGCTCTTTTAGAAAGAGATCAACTATTGGTAAATACAATTAAAGAAGCAGAAGAATTACTTAAATCACTTAAATAAATGGTTGACAAATGACTAAAGAACCCATAAAATACAAATTGCCCGAAGATGTAGCAAACTACATTCAACAGATGGCAAAAATGGTTTACTTTCAGGGTGAACAAGAGTCTTATTATCATCTACCGGAATGGTACAAGATGAGGAGAGGCAGCAACATAGCAGAAATCCTACGTGTAGAAGATATGAGTGAAGGATTAAAGAAAGACCTTCGTATAGACCAAGAACTCTCCTCCCTACAAGCTAAATACGATAAGCTGGAAAAAGCTTTTAATAGCTTAATTCATGACTATACAGACTTTGTAGATGGCGAAAGAGGGAGAGATAAGGAATCAAACAAGAAATTCAGAGAAATGTGGCTTAAGAAAGCCGGATTAGACAAACAACTAAAAACAACACAACAATGAAAGATCACGAAACAATCAGCCAACAGCCACATGAATTAAATTATGCAGCATTAGAATTAGGTGTCCCTGTATGGAAGCTCTTAAAAGTAATATACGACTTAGGAACGAACAACATGCAAGAAGTATATGATTACATCAAAAAGGAAAAAGAATCGCCTGTAGAGCCTGTAAATACTAAAATAATATGGGAACAGGCATCTCCACCTATGCGTAACAAGCAGAACGTTCTTGATTGGGCTGCATCTAAAAACCTTTTAAAGTATGAGAACAGATTTGTTCAGTTCGCTAAAACCGTTTCAGAAGTTGGAGAACTTGGCGATGCTTTAATTAAGGACAATAAGGAAGAACAGATCGATGCACTTGGTGATTGTGTCGTAACTTTAATCATCTTGGCGAATCAATGTGGGTTTGATATTGAAGATTGCTTAGAAAGTGCCTATCAGGTCATAAAGAACAGAACTGGAAAAACAAATGAACATGGTACGTTTATAAAGGATTAACCTATGGCTGCAAACCTTGAATACATCTGCGAGTGCAATGAAGATGGCGAAATTACTATACGCAACAAGAGAGGCTTCATTCAGGACGTAAATACCTTCTTCAAGGGAAAGCTTTTCAAGATGAAGCTGTTCCAGTACCGGAAGACAAGATCATTGCCTCAGAACGGATATTACCACGCTTGTGTGATACCTGCTGTGCTTGATGGATTGGTTGATAACGGATACGAGAGGCACAAGTTAAACTCAGAGGTGGTGCATGAGTTCCTGAAAGAACAGTTCCTAAAAACAGAAATCATAAGCGAAAAGACAGGAGATGTAATAACCGTTACAAAGTCCACATCTGAGCTTACAACGGTTGAATTTATGGACTATATCGCAAGCATACAGAAATGGGCGAGTGAGTTCTTAGGGATAGTTATCGAAGACCCTAATACACAATCAAAAATCAATTTTTAAAGTATATTTGAAACACAAAAAATCACAAAAATGGAAGAGAGTAAATTAGTAGAAAATCAAACAATTGGTGTTCAATCAATGATTAATCCTGAATGGGTAAACAGCAGACTGTTCGAGTTAAAGATTGACTGTTTAAGGATGGTAGAAAGGTATAAAAGAACGGATATGGGAGAAATGATACCAAAATCATCAGAAGAAATAACACAAGAAGCAACTGAATTTTACAACTTTATCACATCTAACACAACAAAATAATGAGACTATTAAAGTGCGAACTCACCAAAAAGGGATTACTTAAATTAGATTACAGACAAACAGAGGTAGGTGTAAATGGCGTAGACGATGCGGCAATTGCTACGATCAAAAAAACATCAGATAAGGTTGTTCACCGCCACCTATCCAACGCTTTTAGCAGATTTATTCCACATTTGCTCTTTCAAACAGAACTTGTAGACCACAAAGTAGCTATTCCTGAAAGCTTATCAGCAGAAGAATGGTTTACCGGACTTCACTTTGATGACGATGACCGCTTTGAAGGTGTGCAGGTAACACGTATCGACACTTTCGGCAAAGACTCGATTGAAGGAATTAGAATCATTGGGTACAAGGAGAACAGCAAAGGCGACATTTGCCCTTTAAAGTCAGGAGTTATCTATTTTGATCGTGAAGACCCTGAGCATTATGCTTTGAATCACTTAGTTCAGGCTTCTTTGGAAACATTAGAGTTTGAATGCGAAGAATGGGAGAAAGGTAAGAACGCAAATACCATCACCAATCAGTTAAGCTTTTTTGAGGACAAGTAAGGCTCTTTCATTGTTATAATTAGGTTTAGCCCCCACAGAGATGTAGGGGCTTTTTTTATTGCTACTACCCCTCTGTAGTATTAGGAAACATTCTGATTTGGACTACTGAGTTATCTTTATTATTAGGTGGATAAATCACCCCTAAGTAGCTTGAACCAAGTGAAATTGACTGTACGAAGTGTTTTAGCATTTGGTCACGTAAATCTTCTGATTGACCGAGGGTGATTTGTAAATAAGGCTCTTTGGTGTCGAAATCGTATTCGACTCTGATTTTACTATCCATGATGTTTTAATTTAACCACTGGCTACATTGCTCGAATGGCATCACAAATATAAGCTAATTACCCTTACTTTCGCCATTGAGTTCTCCATAACTCTCTTTCAGCCCTGTCGAAGTTTTGTGATTATCTCCGGCAGGGTTTTTTCTTATATTTGATCCGGCAATAACGCCAAAGTAAAACTTAGCAAAAATGAAAAGTAACAACGTAGACAATTTATCCAAAGAAGAAGTAGTTGAACTTCTTAAGGAAACCGAACAAAAGCTTTTACAGGCTACTCAAAACTTAGGTCATCCATCTTACGAATACAGCTACTCTACAAGAGAGGCTATCGATCAATTGAGAGAAGAGTGTTTTGACTTTCTTGAAATACCAAAAGAAACTGCATAAGTTCTGCTAAGTCTTTAGCGGTAAATCAAGCCCTCTTAATCGGGGGCTTTTTTCTTTTCCCTATCTTTGTACATGACCCGCCCACGACACTCCTGCTTCCTCTCTATTTTCATCATTATCGTACTAACCTTTGCCTTTGTCTTGGGAATCATATTAGCAATCTATAGCTATTGTCCAAAATAAAAAACCATGAACGAACGTCTTTTTTGGATAGATATACATTACGCCACCTTTGGTATTGTATCCATTAACAACACAATCATAGAAACGGCACACATTAATGCTTGGATGAAAGGTAAAACACTACAGGAAATAAAGCCTTGGCTGATAAATAAGAATGCTAAGGTTGTTGAATGTTGCTTAAAGCCAAAATAAGCTATCTCAGAGCCTCTACAATCGATTATAATTACGTGGCAGTGTATTTGCTTGTCCAAGACTATGAAACGTCTTAAAACGAAGATAAAGAAGCCAAAGAAGGAAGGAGGACAGTTGGAGTTCAACTTTAGGGAGAATATTATTGAGAGATATAGGAAAGCAAGGGAGTTGATTATTGAGGAAGAGAAAAATAAAAAATATTCAGTTACCTATTGACATTTTGTAAAGTATCCGTATATTTGACTCAATGAAACAGGATAAACCAATAGAGATCGTTCCAAGCAAAACTTACACAAAGAGTGAGTATGCTAAAGCTTATCAGATAAGCAGACCGACAGTAGACAAGAAAATCGAATCAAAACAAATTAAAGCCATTGAAATCAACGGTGCTACTATCATCATAGCATAGATTTTTTTGGCTTTAAACTTTCGCAAAGTGTAATCAAAATCAATAACAAATGGATCAGAAATTAATCAACATGGAGGAACTATTCCACTTTCACAGTCACAGCAATTGGGTAAACAAAGCATCATCATGGTTTAAACCTTACAAGTACGTGCCAACTATTTGCTTGGATGCTAAAGGCAATGTATGCCATATCGGAGAAGATTTTGGTGTAGCAAGAGACTTAGGCACATTCCCAATCACCGTTTACAGAATCATTCGATTAGCTGAATTTAAAAACACGTAATATGATCGAAGTAAATAAAGAGGCACTTGAGCAATTAAGCATTGCCGACCTATGCTCCTTAATTGATCTCTGTGTAGCGTGGAGAGATCAATTAAAAACAGAGATGAATCAGGAAAGTTGGACTTGGGAAGACAAAAGAGCAATTGTAGCCAAGGAATTAGCAAGACGTTTAGGAAACATATTCATACTATAACAACATGAAAATAACATTCAAAAACAAAACACGAATTGAATACGGAATTGAGATAGGTGATGAGGTTTATTATTTAAAAGACAATGCCGTTCATAGGGATATTGTAACTGGACTTATAATTAACCTTGAAAGAGATCATACTAAAAGTTGTAGCTACTTATTATTGGGAGAAGAGTATGGAGGTTTCGAAAGATTAAAAATACCAAGAAACCAATGCTTTACTACCGAAGATAAATTATTTAAAAGCATATCGTTTGATGAAAAAGAAAAGCTGTATGAAGATTTTAATAATATTTTCGGAGAATCGAGTGTAGAAAGTGAAAAATAAAGAACATGGCAAGACCCGAAAGAAATACAGTCGATTACTTTCCACACCTAATAAGTGATGGGAAAAAGATGTTCTCTATTGAGAATAAGTACAAGAACGATGGGTATGCCACTTGGTTTAAAATACTGGAAAAGTTAGCCACTACAGAATTTCATTATTTGGACTTAAACGATGAAGGCGAAATAATGTACTTAGCTGCGAAGTGCCATATATCCGAACAAACTCTTTTGAGCATAATTACAGACCTTACAAGACTGAGTGTATTTGACAAGATGTTGTGGGAAAACAAGATAATATGGTGTCAATCATTTATTGATAGTATTCAAGATGCTTACTATCGCAGAAATAATAAATGTATGAATTATGATAGTTTATGCAAGCATTTAAAAAGTTTAGGTTATCAATTACTTGGTTTATCAAAGAGTAGTGCTATCAAAAAACCACAAACTATACTAGAGGATAGTAAACTAAATAAAACTATACTAAAGGATATACCTACGATTGAAGAATTTGAAGAGTATTTTAAATCAAAAGATGCCGACATATCATTGGCAAAAAAGGCATACGATCATTACGCTGAGAGTAACTGGCATGACTCAAAAGGCAATAAGGTTGTTAATTGGAAACAAAAGGTATTAACAAATTGGATTAACAAAACAGAAAAGAAAAATGGACAACAAAAATCAATCTTCAGTTAGTGATCGTGAAATGCAAATTGGTAAAATTATTTACCACGTAAATCAACTTACACCATTCCCTATTTCGGACGAAAACATTATTGCTTGGGCTAAAAGTATAGATGAACTAAAGCCTAACTTAAAATTGGAGGACTTAAAAAAAGCAATCGATAAGTTAAAGTTAGGAGAGGTAGACTTTAATCCTCATGTTGGGATACAGAATATCTTCAATGCTTTAAGATTAGTTGACAGACCCATGGTATACTAAGAAATGGATAACAAAGAACTATTGACTCAACTTGGTATTGATGTACGTAAAATACATACCTCCGGCAAAACACTTTGCCCTCAATGTAGCCATACAAGAACAAAGAAGAACGATCCATGCTTAAGCGTAGACGTAACAAACGGCACATATAATTGCCATAACGATACCTGCGACTTCCATGGTAAGGTAGGAGTTCCAATATTTGAACCAAAGGCTAAGGTTTATGCAAAACCTAAATTTGTAAACACAACTCAGCTTTCCGAGAAGACTGTTAATTACTTTTTCAAAAGGGGGATCTCTCAAAAGACGTTAAACAAACTGAACGTTACCGAAGGAATGCAGTATATGCCGCAAACTCAGAACGATGAAAAAACGATTCAGTTCAACTATTTCAGAAATGGCGAATTAGTCAACATCAAATACAGGGACGCTCGGAAGAACTTCAAGATGGTTAAGGATGCCGAATTGATCTTCTACAACATTGACTCAATTAAAGATTCAGATTGGTGCATAATCACAGAAGGAGAGATGGATGCCTTGTCTTGCATAGAGATAGGACTTGAACCTGTAGTGTCAGTTCCAAACGGAGCATCAAGGTCTAACAATGTCAATCTTGAGTACCTTGACAACTGCATAGGGTACTTTGAAAACAAGAAAAGAATAATTATTGCTACAGATAATGATGAAGCCGGAATATGTTTACGTGATGAGTTGGCAAGGAGGTTAGGAAAAGAACGCTGTTTTAAGGTCGATTTCGGCTCGTATAAGGACGCAAATAGCTTTTTGGAGGCAGGACTACCAAAAGACCTAAAAAGTTGCTTTATAGAGGCTAATTTAAAGCAATATCCAATAGACGGAATTATTACTGCTGACTCCATTTGGGATGATATGGAAGACCTGTTCCAAAATGGATTGAGAAGGGGAGTTGTAACAGGTGGGTTAACCTCTTTCGACCAAAAAGTTTCATTTGAGTTGGGGCAACTTATGGTACTTACAGGGATACCTAACCATGGCAAATCTCCATTCGCCTTGATGATTATGGCGTGCCTTTCAATAAACCATGGTTGGAAGTGGGGTATATTCTCCCCTGAACACAAGCCACTAAAGATTTTTATGGCAAAAGTGTGTGAGTTGCTGCTTGGTAAGAGAATGAGAAAAGGAGTTGGGTTTACAACCATGGAGAAAGACTTAGCAAAGGAATTTATATCCAACCACTTTTTCTTCATTGAGCCGAAAGATGAAGACTATTCTGTAGATAACATACTCCTAAAAGCTAAACAACTTGTGTCATCAAGGGGCATCAAGGGATTGATAATTGACCCATGGAATAAGCTTGAACACAAAAAAGAGAAATCAGAAGACAAGACAGAGTACATATCAAGGCAGTTGGATAACGTGATAAAATTCAACCAAAAGAATAGTGTTTTCACGATTATAGTAGCCCACCCTGCCAAGATAAAGAAGATGTTTAAATCGACACTTCACGAAGTCCCTTCTCTTTACGATATATCCGACTCTGCCAACTGGTATAACAAGCCTGACATTGGAATAACTTACTACAGGAACTTTGAGACTTCCAAGGGTGAGGTTTATATACAGAAGTTTAAGCATGAGCATTTAGGAGAAACAGGTAAGGTTGAAGTTCGATACAATATGAATAATGGCAGATTTGTAGAAGTCGGATCAGATTGGGATAATACGAATTGGCTAATAAAAAACGGCACACAAACGGAAATTAAAGAAGAGCCAAAAAAAGATGAGATGCCAATCTTCGATCCAAATGAACCAACAGAAGAGTTGACATTTTAAGCAGATTTAAAAAGACAATTAGAAATATTAAACAAGCAAATAGAAGCAATATGAAGAGAGAGATTATTTATTATATCATGATAATCTACGTAACATTTACAATGGGTAAGATGTGAGGAGAAGATAGAGCCGAAAAGAAGTTCAACAAGGAACACAGCAAATGTTTAAAGTAGGAGATAAGTTCCACCGAACTCTCTTCAACTCTACAGTAACAGTAAAGGAGATAGTAACCCACAAGATAGTAGAGAAAAAGAAAGTAAAACTTGATCGCCCTATCTACAAATTACAGTACGACCGATGGGTATCAAAAGGAAAGACAGAATTAACAGAAGTAACAATGTTCGCAGAGGACATAAAATCACAAATAGATTTCAATTTATGGAAAGTAAACCAATAAGAGTTCAAAGAAAAAGAACCAAAGGATGGAAGATGCCAGAGAATACAGCTTACGTAGGCAGACCTACTAAGTTTGGTAATATTTACAAAGTAGGTAAGACCATAAAAGAGTGTGATTATTTTCCTAATCCATACTTTAAGGAAACTGATTTATTTGGCAGAGGTATTTCGCTTAGGCAACCCTATACTGAAAACTTTATGCGCTTAAACAAGATTGACGAGAATACAGTACTTGATTATGAACTTGCAGTAACCTTATATGAAAAGCAATGGGAGAACTATTTAATGTATGATGAAGTAGAGGGAAATGGGTCTATTATGTACGAGTTAGGAAAACTACGAGGTAAAAATCTTGCTTGCTTTTGCGCTCTTGATAAGCCCTGCCATGTAGACATATTATTAAAAATAGTAAATGGATAGTTTAACCCCCTACGAGCAGCAAATCTTTAAAAACGTAGACGAACGAGTTAAACTCAAACAACTCTACAACATCACTAAAGACAGACCTGACTTAGAACAGTTCTTAGCAGCTTTAGAGAAGTACAGCGAGAACTACGGGAAGTGCTTGGTAATTGATCGTAATAACATGAAGTTCAAAAGGATTCCGGCAGAGCATACTCCCGATTGGTGTAAAGAAAGAGGATATAAACATTGGATTGAAACTATAGAACTGTTTTATAAATGATAATAAAAACTAAAATAATAGGGATTAACATTACCGCTAATCCGGTATTCCCTATAAGAACAACAAAGGGTGGAAAGAGGATACTTACTAAAGACCCTTACTTATCTGTAAACTGCATATTGGAGGTGGAAGATAACAACAGCGTAAGATTAGGCGATGTGATGACCGTATTGCAATTCAATAACCACTTTAGAGCCTACAGAAAAGACAATAAGCTCTTTCTACAGAACGTACAGTTAGAATGGCATGGCAATCTTTTAAACCTGTCTACAGACCAAGAGATAGAAATGTACTGTAGATGGCAAACCTTCATTGAAGGAAGTAGTATCCATGGATAAAATCACTAATCAACAAACAATGATAGAAATCAAGCAACAATTAACAGGAGGTAAAAACTCAATTGAGGTAGTAGGAAGTCCTTGCATTCTTCAACTTTACGATACCTATTTGAAATTTAGTGTTAAGTATACCGAAACAAAGTACAAGGACGAGGAAGATCAGTACTTAGGAACAGAAGATAACATTGTAGGAGAATTATCTTACTACAGAAAAGATGCAATCCATCAAGTATCAGCAGCTTATTGGAATAAAGAGGGTGTATGGTTTGTGAAGTTAGCGACACAGAAAGATGCTTTAGAGATAAATGTAGAAAGTGAAGAGAGGGCTTATGAGTTAGTGGAAATCATTCAAAAATGGTTATTCAAATAGGCTTTAAAATGGGTGTGAACCAATTATTTGCTAATGTTGTTGTAAGAGTCTAAATTTGATGTAAAATCACACGTACATGACTATCACGCAACAAGTAAAGGAATTGATACAGCACCCATTTCTGCATGAAGCTGTATACTACTTCAACACAGGCGACTCCAAGCTATTTGAAGAGATGCTATTCAATATCATCTTCCACACCTCAGACGTAACGGCAAACAACGCAAGCAGACTATACGGAAGGAACTGGCAGATGAACTCAGTAGCTCTAAAGCCTCTGATAAAAGAAATGGAGAAACCGGACAACCTTGATGTTAAACTACCAATACCTAAAGAACGACACGCTCCCACAGTAAAGGTCTTTCAGGCTAAAAAAACACAAGCCAAAAATTCGCACATTGCACATAATCAGTTAAACTTATTCCTGCAAATAGCAGTAGCGTAACTGGGTCACAAGAGAGAATAAAAGTATGAAAGGTAAAGTAGCAAGAAAGTTAAGGGAGGTATCTCAAACACTACCTGTGGGTGACAGGATAGACATCACACAAAAGTTCTATAAGGAGTTAAAGTACGAGTTTATAAGAAACAAAAAAGCCCCAAGATAATTCAAGGGGCTTTGCTCGTTTATGCGTTTGCCGCAGTAAATACGGTATTTGTTGCCGTGGAAGAGAGGAATGTCTGAATCCTTCGGGAGTTACCGTAAATGTATTCAACTTCAATTCCTGTTAAGGCAGTTGAAAAAGAGGCGATCTCACCAGTTGTAGCGGGTCTTACGGTAAGAACCCTTGATACTGGAACTCCGATAGTTTGAGCATAAGCCGCACCATCACGAGCCACGCTGACAAATACTAATAGTTGTGCCATAAGCTTTAAATGATTTTAATTAGTGAATAAATAATTACTTAAACCAAAAGTATACATAAACAAGAGAGAATTTATGGAATGTATTAATGATTGGATATTAGTGGCTTTCGATATGAACCACAATAAGAAGTTCGGTGACTTTATACGACCGGATCAATGGCTGTTTGAAGAAGTAAATGGCGTACAGAAATGGGATGAGAACAGGGATAAGAAGCAAACCAACCCACAGATTGCAACTGTAATCTCTGAGAACCCTAAGTTTCCTGTAAAAAAAGGAGAAAAGATATTCGTTCACTACTTGGCAATAGATACCGGAAGTGAATTAGAATACGAAGGACAGCTTTGCCACTTCATCAAAAAGAGTCAGGTATTCTTAAAGATAGAGCAGGACGGATCATACACCATGATGCCTAATACATTCTTAGGAGAGCAGGTTTATACAGAAGGAGTAAAGACCGATAGCGGTATATACTTAGTTCCTTGGGCTGAAAAGAAAGAAGCACTTCAAGTGAAAATCACCCATGCGCCTAAAGACAGGTTTTTTAAAGAGGGGGATATAATCATCAGTTATGATGACAATCAGTACGAATTAGAAGTTGATGGCAAAAAATACATCAAAATAACCTCTGAATGGATGACCTGCAAACTGGTAAATAACAAGATTGTGGAGGTTTGATATGGGTAGGCTTAAATTATTAGAAACAGATGAAATACTCCCTGTTAAGCCAAGGATAACAAGACGTGTACGCAAAGCTGTAGATTCAGAGAAGGATGAAATCATTGCTCGAAAGGATAAGCGTATAGATTACTTGATGGAGCAAAACAATAAGCTTCGTAAATCCAAAGAAAAGCAAATCCAAAGAAGTAGAGAACAAAGGGATAGGGTTGTAAAAAAAGTAAACTCTAAGATTTGGCAAAGGAAGAAAGAGAACTTCATTGTTACCCAAAAACAGATGAACGATAGGGCAAGGGAAATCTATAACGACAAGCTAAAACTATGGATGCTAAAGTCAACCAACTTTATAGATGGTATCACAGCATTTGCAACGATTAGCGAGATGTTAAGGGAGAGAGAATGGAGACCAAGATACTATGCCTTATTTGTGATTATAGCGCATCATAATTGGTTTATGGCTATGGATGCTGTAACATTTGGGTTTACTTACAAAAATGTATTCTACTGGCTTGATAAACTTCGCCATGACGGATTGATAGAAAAGTTCACAGGAAGGAAGCACTCGTATGTACTCAGTGTGAAAGGACAGATGTTATTTGCCGAAATAAAGAAAGAACACAAGAAAAGAAACCGAATACTCATCAAAGGATTTAATGAAAACCTAAAACGGGTAAAGGGATGGACTAATATTAAAGTAAGAGTAGATGAAGACTAAAGCTAAAAATCAAAATACAGGCTATTCAGAGCTTCTGCAAGAGCTTGATTTAACTTGTTCGACCTTGGCATCAGAAATAAGAGAAAGTCGCTCTAAAGGCTCTGTATTAGGTGATGATAAAAAGCTCGATAATATACTAAAAGTGTTGGACAAAGCCTCTAAGATAAAAGCGTTGATGGCTAAAGAACCTGATACGTCAGTTAAGGGTGAAAAGGAAGAAGTAGAAACTGTAACAACAACGGTAACTAAGAAAAGAAACATTCAAGACTTTGTATTAAAAAAGGACAATGAGTAAGCCATCTGTAGTAGTCGAAGAAGCAATAAAGTCTTTCCAAAGGCAAAGGACTGTAGGTGAACTCACAACAATGTTGCCTGAGCCTCCTGCATGGAATAAAATAGAGAATTATAATCTGCCTAAAGAAAAGCAAAAGTTCAACTATACAGTACAGCCAAAACGTGGAGAAGAGCCAACAGATGAGTTTTTACAACAAGAGGCAGATAGGATAAATAATGGTTATTGGTTCTTTAATAATGGCAATCTTGAATGGCTGACTGGATACAATTATTTTTTTCTGAATTATTGGAGAGATAGGGGTAAGCGATTAGTCTTCATTGATGCTCAGAGAGATGCTTTTTATTGGTGGAGGCAAATAGAATTAGATAGCAACCTCGCCTTTGGGTTATTGGTTTCAAATAGACGTTTTGGTAAAACAGTGTGGGGTACTTGCATTTTGTATATCAGGACTGTACTAAAGCAATTTTCATACGGTGGTATACAATCAAAAACCAACGGTGACGGTAAAGGCGTTTTTAACAAGTTGGTAGCATCTTGGTCAACTCTTCCTGAATGGCTCAAGCCTATCGATACAGGAGAGACACGACCTGCAAGTGTGTTGGAATTTTACGAACCAAGAAAGAGAGCAGGTAAGGAAAAGAAAGTATATGGAGAGGCTCTTAATTCAAAGATAGATTTCAGAGCTTCATCGGAGCTTGGATATGACGGAGAGGAGTTAGATACTTACTTTGGAGATGAGGAGGGAAAGACGGTAGATGCTAACGTAAATGAACGCCATGATGTAGTAATGAAATGTCTTATGAAAGCTGCTACCATAACAGGGAAGGGATTAAAGACCACTACTGTGGAAGAGATGGAGAAAAAGGGTGGTAAGTACTTTAAACTCGTCTGGGAAAGGGCAGATTCAAAAAAGATAAATGTAAAAACAGGAAGAAACCCTGCTCTTGCCACAAGATTATTTATTCCTGCTGATTTCGGTTATTATGCTCAACATCCGGTTACGGGAGAATGGTTTGTAGATGAATACGGTTATTCTAAAAGAGAATTAGCCAGACAGTATATTTTAGATAGTTGGGAGGGATTAGAAGGGAATGACTTAGCCTCAGCGCAACGTAAAGACCCTCTTACTATAAAGCACGTATGGCAGCTTAAAAACTTTGGTGGGTGCTTCGATAACGATTTATTAGAAGATCAATTAGATTACCTACAAGGGAATAATGAGCGAGAAGATGAGAATGCGCCAAAGAATATTGTTCGTAAGGTAACATTCTACAAAACCGAAGCAGGGTTAGTTAAATGGAGAGATGACCCTAAAGGTTATTTTGAAATGGTATGGGATTTTCAAGACCCACAAGAAAGCAACAAAAGAAAGTTTCACTCATCGGGACTATGGCAACCGGACAACGATTCTAATTTTGCTATAGGTGTCGATCCATTTGCTGCTACTATTATTACCGGAACAGAGAAATCAATGGGTGTAGCGTATGTATACCGTAAAGGAGATATAAATGACCCTGAAAATAGCGGATTATGCGTTGTTAGATATGCTCAGAGAACTAAATTCAAATCAGACTTCCACCGAAACATAATGCTATTGTGCCAATACTACGGGTGCAAGGCAAACTATGAATCTAACGTGGATGACTTCTACGAGAAGTTTATAGAGGAAGGATTCAAGCAATACGTTATGTGGCGACCTAAATGTACCATTGACCCTCAGAGAAAGAATGTAAAGACAAAATACGGTACACCATCGAATGATGCCTTTGCTTTACAGAAACAGGTTCAGATAGCCGATGAGTATATTAAGACAAGGTATCACAAGATTTACTTTGTTGAGTTAGTTAAGCAGCTTATCAACTTTGATCCAGAAGATAGAACTAAGTTCGATGATGCCATTGCTTTCTTTATGGCTTTAATTGGTGGCACAGATGGCGTAAATACTAAGAAAAAAGAACCAAGCAAGCTGTCTATACTACACGTTGTTAAGCAGTCTGCATAGAAAATACATACAATTGAAACGATTACCTTTGATAACAGGTAAATAAACAAATAGTACATGGCTGATATTAGCTCACTACCCAATCCATTAGATACAGATCAAAATAAGGATTCAGCCGAATTTGGATTGAAGGTTATAAAAGACTGTTACGAAAGATTCAGAAATGGTTACGGTAACGAAAGTTGGGCACAAAGAAAGCTTCGCTACGATTACAATAGGTCTTTTGGATTAGGGAAGCAGACTATGCAGGAGTACATTGATAGATTTACCTTCAATGGAACTCTTAATATTGCCAACTTAGATTACACACCTTGTAAGGTCGCTATACCAATTATCAATAAAGTAAAAGACAGATACAACCAACGCTTCGAGAAGATTTCATGCGATGCTATCGATCCGTTCACCCAATCCAAAAAAGAGAAAGCAAAGGCTAATGCGCTATTCAAGCTAAAGAACAAAGAGAAGATACAGCAACTACAAGGAGAAGCCGGAGTACAATTAGAAGAGTTTAAAGATACCGATCCACAAGATGAACAAGAGTTAGAACTACAGTTCGGATTCAACTACAAAGAGCGTGAAGAGATTATCATGCAAAATCTGATTGATTTGGTTTTGTACGATAATAGTTGGAGTGATGTAATTAAAGATAAAATCTTAGATGACATTATTCATTGCGGATTTGCTGTAGTGAAAACCTATCTGGATGAGAACGGTAGAATAAAAAACAGAAATGTTAAACCGGAAGACTTTATAACCTCCTACAGCGAAGAGAACGATTTCAGAACATGGGAATGGCAGGGAGAACAAAGGTGGGCTACTATCTCAGAGATAAGACTTCGCTATCCTAAAAAAATATCAGAGAAACAGCTATACGATTTAGCTAAATCACACACAGGCAGGTACGGCAACAGAACTGATTGGAACTATACGTGGAATGTGGACTATGTGAACGCATTAGCTCGTCCCTATGACGGTTTTAGGGTTCAGGTGGTAGAATTGTGCTACAAGACGCTTTATAACCTTACATACGAGATAAACAGCGATAAATACGGTAAGACAGTACTTGACAAAACAAACAAAATAAAAGAAGGTAAGGAATACGAAAGGTCAAAACCATACTACGTTTCTTATACAGGTTGTTGGATTGTAGACACCAACCATCTTTTAGAGTGGGGTTTAACAAAGAACATGATTAAGCCGCAGGATAACCTTACTGAAATATACTCTCCATACGTTGTGTTTATGCACAACAACACAGGCATGACCAATACTCCTTTGATAGAAACAATGATTCCTTCTATCAAGATGATGCAGCTATTGAGCCTTAAAACACAATTGATTATTGCCAAGACTGTTCCTGATGGATACGATGTTGATATAACCGGACTGTCGGATATTGATTTAGGAGCAGGAGTAGGAGTAGTTTCACCAATGCAGCTAATGGAAATATGGCTACAAACAGGTGTTAAGTACTACAAAGGATTGGATGATGACAACGAAACTAAACGCATTGCACCCATTCAATACAACACGACTCCATATTCTAATAAATTAGAAGCATTAGAGCAGCAATGGCAGTCTGAATACCAAAAACTGATAATCATAGTTGGGTCTAACAGTATAGACTCCGGTCAAATAAGTAACCAAGCATTAGGAGCAAAAGTATACCAAGATGCAAGAAAGCAGGGAGAGAGTGCGTCAAACTACATTTATAATGCTTATTTGAATATTTTCAGGCGCACAGCTAAGCTAATTCAGATGAGGGGATGGGATATACTGGTTTACCAAAAAGGAGGCTATGACGGCTATATACAAGCTTTAGGCACAGATAAAGTTGAGTACATACGCTTAGAAGCATCCGATGACTTTGAGAAAACCAACTTCGACATTAAGGTAGAGGCGATATTGGATGATGGAGAACAAATACAATTTGAAAACAATTGCCAAGTGGTTCTCGCAGGTGATCCTACAATGCTGCCTGACATAACCGAAGCAAGACGTTTGGCTAAGACCAATATCAAGTACGCTACAGCCTTCTTAATGGCACGTTACAACAAGCGTAGAAAAGAAGCAATAGAGGAAGCTAAAATAAATTCAGAAGCCAATACAGAACAGGCAATACGTGCAGCGCAAGCTAAGAGTGAAGGAGATAAAGCCTTGGATACTCAACAGCACAATAATAAACTTGAATATCTAAGACAAGAAACAGAGGCGGCTAAGACTAAAGAGATTGTAACATTCAGTTCTATTCTTAAGACCAAGGTTGTAGAAGGTTTACTTACACAAGGGAAAACAATCGAACAGGTACAAGCAGAAGCTCCTTGGGTATTCGCAGGGATTGGGCTTGTGAACAAAACTCAGGAAGAAACACTTGCAGAAGAATTAGAGGACATGGCTATGGAGCAGCAGATGGAAGAACAGGAGATGATGGCTCAACAACAGCAGATGGCACAACCTCAGATGCAGGAGCAACAGCCTGTTATGTAAAAAACAGTGCATTTATTGTATATTTTTGAACAAGAGAAAAAGGAAATAAAATGGCAGAAATTCTAAAAGTAAATAGCTTCGAAGATGCTATGAATGACAACTTCGAGGTTGTTCAGGTAGAAGAAACAAAACCTGAAATTATACCAGAACCAACACCGGAACAAACTCAACCCCCTGTAGAAGAACCAAAGCCAGAGGAAAATCAAACATTACCTCCGGCAGCAGAAGAAACAAAGCCTGATCCTATTATTCAGGAGAAGATTGTAGAAAAGATCGTTGAGAAGTATCCTGAATTGGATGAAAACGCTCAACAGATACTTGCAGCACTCCAAGAAGGTAAAGAGGATGTTATTTACGGATACCTTCAAGAGAAATTCAAGGACTACGATAGAATGTCCGATGTGGATGTAGTTAAGGAGAAGTTGCGTAAAGAGTTTCCCCATTACAACGAAAAGAATATTGATGCTAAATTCAAATCAGAATATGGTCGTTCATTAGAGCCTATCGACTTAGACTCCATTGACGAAACGCTTAATCCTGATGAATATAAAGAAGCAGTTAAACACAATCAGGCGGTCGAAGAAAAATTAGACCTGTTAGAAGTATCTGCAAGCGATGCCCGTAAATGGCTGAACGAACAAAAGAAAAATGTAGTATTACCAAAAATAACTTCAACAGAAGCACCTAAACCAACCGATGCGCCATCTCAGGAAGAGATTGACGCATACAGGAAGCAATGGGAAGCTCATGTAGAGAGTGAAGTTCCAAAACTATCTGAGTTAAAGTTCAAAGTAGGAGACGAGGAAGTTTCTTACAAAGTAACCGACGAGGAAAGGAAGGAACAAGTTCAATACATGAAAACCTTTGACGGTGTTGCAATGGCGAAAGAGCTTGGTTGGGTAGATGACAATGGTGTAGAGAATGTTTTAAAGATTGCCGAGGATAGGTTTAAACTTAAAAACATCGACAAGATCATTGCATCTGCAATAACCCACGCTAAACCTGCCATAACCAAAGAAGTTATAGCAAGAGACATTAAGAACATTCCGATTGAAGGGAAGTCGACACCCGCAGGAGTTGTGACAAAATCGTTTGCTGAGACTGCATTAGACGCATAATATTCATCAATTAAAACAAAAGACAAATGCCACAATTACCATCTAATTATAGTACCCCCACCATTTCGAGAGCGGGTACTCTTATCTCCGAGTTGAACATTATTGTTCCTCGTGCCTACAACGGCTTCATCGACAAGTACAAATTCGTTCCATACATTATGATGAACGAGCTTGCCGGAAATGAACTTGCTACCGACAATAAACTATTTTATTGGTACGAGTCAGCAGGTCGCCACATGAGCTTTGTTAAGGCTACGGCAGACGTTACGGTAGCGAACTCAGCAGCAGCAACAATCACCATTTCAACTACAGGTGGTTATTCAGCAGCAGGAACTCGTTCAACACCTGAGGTAGGTATGATTTATTTCAACTCACGTACAGGCGTAGAATCTCGTGTTACAGCAACCAATAAAACAACACCAAGTGCTCACACATTTACTATTACTCCGGTAGTAGCAGGAACAAATGCTTCGGTGGTTGCCGCTACAGATGAACTACAATGCCGTGGTTTCAAATACGTAGGTGAGGCTTCTGATTACACTGCAACAGTTGTTCAGAACATTGACAAATACACCAATTACTGTTCTCAGTTACGTAAAGATTCTAAGTTTACAGATTTGTCATTGGCTGAACGTATCGACTTTGAATTTGAAGGTCAGAATTATTACAAGTATAAGCAACTGGCAGATGACAATCAGAAATGGATGCTTGAGAAAGAACTTATGCTTTTGGATTCTAACTTAACAGACAACTTAGGTTATGCAGAGTCAGGAACAGCGGGAGTTATTCAACAGGTTAAGGCTAACGGTATCAACACAACTTATGGTTCATGGGGAGCACAAACCACGCTTGCCACTTTAGAGCGTCAATTAGATGCACAAGGAGGCCCGGCAGAGTACGATTGGTTGTCTGATATTAACCAGACTATCGACATTCAAAACTCTTTAGGTAACGAGTTTAACAACGGTGCGATACTGTATGCACAATCAGGAGATATGAGTAATTTAGACCTTGCAAGAGGCTTTAAGTCATTCACTCCATACCAACGCAAATACAACTTCACTCGTTATCAACCATTCTCTGATAGCGCATTTTACGGTGGAGCAGGAGTAGGGGTTCGTAATAACTTCGGTCTATTGATCCCTAAAAACAGCCAACGTCAAGATGCGAAGACTAAGAATTTGATTCCTCAATTCTGTATTCGTTATCAAACAATTAACGGTCAGAAGGTTGTGATTTCTGAATCAGGAGCACTATCATCGAACGGTAAAACACCTAAGATGGAATTAGTAGTTTCTCAGGAAGCGCACATGGGAGTTCAACTTATGGGTGCGAACCAATATGCAATAATCTCCAAGGCGTAATCATTAATCCAATAGGGAGTAGTTAATTCTACTCCCATATTTAATAAAAAAAACAAGAGAGACAATACATGGAAGCAGTAGCAGAAAAGAAAGTAGGCAATCCTAACTTCGGAAAAACAGCGCAAAAGAAACAAGAATTTGATCCTGAAAAGATGTACGAGTTTGAGTTGATTCAAACTTATGAGAAGTACAAACCAACCGATGAGCAGGGAAATAAAGTAGCAAATCTTTATCCTCCGGTGTTTAGTTTACCTAATAAAACTATTTGTTATGATGAGGACAAAAAGAAACAACGTGCCATCCGTTACATCAACAGCGAATCATCCATATTTGTAGATGAACAAAGGGAAATGGAGACAGAAGAGGAAGTTCAACTTCTGACTGATTCAGATAACTTTATTGAGTTTAAGGATGGTAAGTTAGTTGTAAGAGGAGTTGATCTTAACAAGATTAAATACCTTACGGCATTGGATATGTTTGAAGGTAAAAAGGTTCAGGTTAAAGCCAACACAGTTAAAGCCTTCCGATTAATCAACCCTGACCAAGTTATCGAAGCAGCACTAAACTCCTTAGATACCTCTTACGAAGCAGAGAAAGCAGCAAGAGAGTCTACAGAAGAAGAAATGTACGCAGCCGCATACTTGATGGGAATTGATCTTGAACAGGGCTCAAATGGTGTTAAGAGAGATTTCATTATGCAAGCCAAGGCGAATCCTGATTTCTTTGTGAAGCATATCGTAGACCCTAAGAACAAATTCGTTTATACGTTCGCTAAGGCACTTAAAAAGAACATTATCAACGTTAATTTAGAGAACGGCAATGTACACTTCACCGAAAGCAACGCCTTTATTACAAAGGTAAATCCAAGGGAAGATATAGCGGCTGAATTAGCTAAAAAAGCAATTGTGGGAGATGAGGGAGTTACTAAGGCTTATTCTCATATAACTAAGCTATAAAAATGAGAGAGGACTTTTATTCCTAATTCTCTCTTGTGACCGTCCTTGTAGTGATACATGGGCGGTTCTTTTTGGTATATAAATTGTTAACATCTATAAAAGTAAAGTCATGACACAAAACAAAAAAACAACAGCCAAGGAATCTAATTTAGGAGAGCCTGAAAAAGTAGAAACAGGCAACCAAGCAACAACTGTAGCACCTGCACCAGAAGACACAGGAGTTAAACAAGTAAACATCGGTCTATCTGAATCAAACAAGATGCAACCGGAAGCAGGTATTCAAGCCATAGCTCCAACCGATGCAACTGAATCAGTTATCAAGACCGACCCGTATAACCCGCAGAAAACCTCTGAACAAGCGGAGCTAAAAGAGGACATTGATGAATCAGAGACTAAAGTTAGCAAAGCCTCGTATGATGCTCTTAAAAACGCATTTACTGCCATTTTGGACAATCAGAATTTAGATGTAGTTCAAAAAATGCACTATAAGAACCTTGCAGGGTTATAGGTATCCACAATTACCCCAATATATACTGCCGTTCATCTTAATCGATGGCGGCTTTTTTCATTAAAACGAGCCTGTAATTGTAGGTATATTTGAATATGGCAACAATAAACGAGGTAAAAGAGTTATTGGAATACAGGGCAAACAAGTCCGGCTACCTTGGCTATCTCAGCCCAAAGGACTTCAACCTGATATGGAACAGAGCAGAGAAGCGTCACTTCAATGCCAAATACAAAACCTACGATACCGTAGAAGCAAGTAAAGAAGCGTTACATCCATTCAAGACCGATCCAATAACTATCTCTATACCCAATACAGGAACATTCACTAAGCAAGCTGATTTGCTACGTGTAGATGCCATAAGAGCCACTTATGAAGGAAAAGAAGTTCCTGTAGTCAAAGTAGAAGAAGATCGCTTGGCAAGCTATTTAAGTAGCTCCTACAATGCACCAACACTACAGTTTCCTATCTTCGTTGAGTACAACAACACAATACAGTTCTATCCGACCAATTTAACCTCAGCAAAGATTGTCTATCTAAAGAATTTGACACCTTCTTTTTGGGGATATACAGTAGTTGGACAAAGGGCAGTATACGATGAAGATAATAGCGTTGACCCAATATGGGATGAAATGAATATAGATGAGATTATTTATTTGTGTGGTCAGGATATGGGATTAAATATGAGAGATCAAGAAGTAGAAGCATTTAATCTACGTAAGCAACAACAAGGAAGTATCTAATGGCAAGGACAATAGGACATTTGGCAGAGCTAATCTCTGATACGTATTACAAATCGAAGAACCCCGATGATGCCAATCATGAGTTACGGTACTTTGCAGAGTTGATTGCTATTAAGGTAGCCAAATTTGCTACTATAGATGCTTTTCAGAGCAGTAATGTCGGAGAAACCACATACGCCAACAATCAGTTCATAACCACATTTAGGGATATTCCTATTACTGAAAATACCTATGGCGAGAAAGTAAGTGAATTACCCGCTATACCTGCTTCCTTACCAAACGGACAAGAGATTGTAAGTGTAAGAATAGAGGGGAATAACTGTATGGATTGCATACCAATGAAGGCGCAAAGTTCATTCTCTCAGGGGTTAATAGGATTACCTAAAGGAATGGTGTTCTTTAAGAATGAGGGTAAGTACATTGTTTACGAAACATCTAATCCATTCATAGAAGGTCAGGTAACGATTAAGATGGTAGGGGCTTGTCCAAGTGACAATGTGTTCAACTTTACGCTTAACGTACCAAAGAACACAGAAGATGGAATTATGATGGAAATCCTTCAAATGTTACTTCCTCAAAAAGCTGTTCCAGTAAATAACCCTAACGACCAAGTTGAATTATGAAGATAGGATTAAAAGCGATTGTAGGACAGTTCTTGGATAGTGCAGACCAAAGCTCACATCAATTCAGAAGATTGTATAACGGGGCTGTATGGGGTCTTAAAACAGAGTTTAACTTAGATATTACCGGAGAGATCAAAACAGTTGTCTTGGAAGTTAACGCCAACCGAACAGTTAACCTTCCGGTAGACTATGTTAACTACTCTAAGATTGGTGTAATGAACGGTGCAGGAGAGGTTCTAACGTTTAAGCGTAACGATAAGTTAAGTTCCCTAAATTCATTTGATACACAGGAGTTCTGTAGCAGAACAACCAATGCTCCTGAAATTGGTGGATACAACCCGACAAGCACTCCTTGGATATGGGGAAATAACAATTACTTCAACTATTGGGATAATGGCACTTCTTTTCAATTGTTTGGATTGTCAGGTGTTCCGGTAATCGGAGAGTATAAAATAGACGAAGCGAATAAGATTATTTTATTGAACCCTGAATGTGAATACGGACATATCGTATTGGAGTACCTATCGGATGTGTCAGAATATTGTGAACCGGAAATAGATGTAAGAGCATCCTCAGCTATGTTAGCCTACATACGATGGTACGATTCACAAGATAGCAGGAAGAAATTTGGGACTAATCAGGTTCAATACTTCAAGAGAGAATTTTACAGAGAGAAAAGGCTTGCTAAGATGCGTTTAAATCCATTTATTTTGAACGAAGCGATAGATGCCCATTTAAGGAGTATTAAACTTACAGCCAAACACTAATGGACGAATTAAAGAACTTTACCGGAGGTGGAATGGATGTGGATAGCGCACCTGAGTTGGTTGCCGCTAATGACTATCGTAACGCCTATAATATTCGTAATGTTGGAACACAAGAGGGAGAGCATGGCTACATTACCAACTTGGAGTCTATGCACCCTATTGATGCTACTCGCCCTGCCGGACTAAACAAGACCGTAGGTTCAGCAGCATTTGAAACGACTCGTAAAATATTTGCTTTCCATTACAACTCTCAGAATTATCATCAAATAGCAGAGATAGATTACGATACCGATGAAGAAACAGTCATATTCACTAATATAACAGATTCCGGTGGAGAGGACATACTAAAGTTAGACCCTAACCAAAGGATATGTGACATAAAGCTGATTAACGATCAGTTTTTGGTTTTTACGGACGGTTTGGATCAGTTGTGCTATATCGACTATCAAAAGCTAAAGGCAGGAGAATATGGAGTAGTAACATTAGATGACCTTAGTTTAATCAAGGCGCAGCCATTAAAAATACCAAAGGCGGTATTTGCAAATGACAGTACCCGATCTACCAATACGCTATCTAAGAAACTATTTCAGTTTGCCTACTTCTATACCTACGAACAGTACGAAGAAAGCACTCTATCAAGCTATTCTAAGAGGTTAATACCGACACAGGAATCTACACCAACCATCGGCACAGACGTAACAAAATCAAACACGCTGTTGATTACCGTTAATGCCGGAGGAAACAGGGTTAAGACGATCAACGTAGCAGCAAGGTATGACAACTTGGATTGGTTCGTTATAGCCTCTGTCGAGCGAGATAAAGTATTAACGCTACCAAGTGCCATAGACTTAGGATTGTTCGTTAGAGAGGCTTATAACGCCACTACAAATGAATACACGTTCGCTTTCTATAATGATGGTTTGTTTACCAACTTGGATGTGTTGTTTACAGACCTTCCATACGACTTTGTTCCTCAGAAAGCGGGAGCGTTAGAAGTGTTAAACAATAATACGTTGGCGTTAGCTGATTTGACAGAAGGGTATAACCGACCTGTGGTAGATGCTACATTCTCAGCAACCTCTTACGATCCCGGAATAAGACAACCTGCCGCAGACACCACAGATGACCTAAAGTTAGAATTTACTATAGCAGATGTTACAGGTGGAGACAACCCGTATGAGAAAATAGATGTAACGTTTAGAGGGTTGCCTAAAACTGGTGACAAGATAAGCTTTGTAATGGCAAGCGTAGATGGAGATGTTTACAATACTTACACCTACCAAGTTCCATTGTCCCAAAATAACAATTTGTGGGAGGTAGCAAAATCTGTAGGGGCTAATATGCCGTATCCGTATTCTGTTAGGTACTACTACAGTCCTTTTACGGGAGTAGATACCAGCCGAGTAATTCTTCGTTTTTCAGCACGAAGGGTTAGTGATACTCCTGATGGAAAAAGGGAGACAATGAAGAACTATGTTTTGGATTTAAACAATTCAGGAACAGGAACATCAACATCTCTTCACGCCCTAAAGTTAAACTCTTCTTATCAATTAGCATTAGCCCACTACGACAAGTACGGTCGGTACTTCCCTATAGCTACGGATACAAGCTTTGTTCTTAAGACACAATCTTATGCTCAAACAAAAGGGAATACACCGATTATCAATTGGGCTCTAAATAGCACACCACCGGAAGACGCAGTATCATATCAATGGCTAATTTCACCTAATAACACCCACCAAAGCACACTATATACCGTTGGTGTTATAGACAATGACTTATCAACCAATGATTACTTGGTATTCAAAATAAACTCATTAAAGAAATTCAATGAAACCAATAGTTCCTCTGTTCTTAATTATGAGTACTCAGAAGGCGATAGGGTAACGTTTAACTATTATCATGATGGAGATGTAAACATTGCATGGTTTGAAAATCCTGCTGTTGATGTAGAGGTGGTTGATTTTGAGATAAAGACAGATACGACTCCTGATCCTGATGTTACCAACTTCTTGTTGAAGGTAAGAAAACCATCTTCTGTTTCCACCGATACACTAAACGGTAAAAATGTTCTTCTTGAGATATACACGCCTAAAAAGAGAACCGAGACTGTAAATAATGAAGTTCAATATGCTTCAACGGTATTTTATGAAATAGGGGAACAGTTCCTTATTGAAGACGGTCAATATACCGTAACGTCAGGAACGATAACCGATGGAGATGTTTACTACAAGAGTAGGGAGATGCCTCGGTCTACAGACACTAACGAATCTTACCAATATGTTGTTGAGGACTTTAATTTTAGTGACTACTACAAAAGTAATTATTACTCATTTGGCAGACAGCGAACCTATTTCGATACACCAGAAAGAACAAGAAACAAGGCAAGCATCCGGTATTCTGATCCATTAATTGTAGGAAGCAAATCAAACGGCTTAACACGATTCTATAAAGAAAGAGTATATGGAGATTTAGCAGGTGAAACATCGTCTAACTACGGTGCTATTACCAAGATGTACATGAGGGACAATTACCTAATTTGCTTGCAAGAGTTAAAGGTGGGTCATATTCCGGTTAACATATCAATCTTGGAAGATCAGGCATCTACAACGAATGTAGCTATCTCAACTAAGCTGTTAAACTATGTTAGATACGCTCAGGGTAAGTGGGGTATAGGAAAGTCAAAGGAGTCTTTTTCGGTGTCTAAGAATGGAGATATTTACTTTATAGACCCTAACAACTCTTTACCAATACGTGATGGAGCCAATGGCGTGAATCCAATATCGTTTAAAATGTCCAAGTACTTCTTAAAGACCTTACAAAAGGCTTACAAAGAAGGTAGGAAGATGATCGGTACATTTGATGACTACAACAACGAATACAGGTTATTCATTGAAGGAGTGGGCGATACACTGACTTCTATAGTGTTTAGCGCTTCTAATTTCGATTATTTAGAACCATACACCGTAGTAGCATCTTCATTGGCTTTAAGTGGCTCTCCAAGCAACGGAGGTGTGTCTATCAATACTACAACAGGTAAGGCTGTATTTACTCCCACAACAGGATATACAGGCAATGCAGGATTCGCTTTTAGCTTCACTAATAACATAGGAGTGCCAATAACAAAGAACGCTTGTATAACCGTAGAGGCAGGAGATAAAACACCCGACTCATTTACCTTTGGAGACTTAATAGATCAGTCACAAAGCACCTTAATAGAAAGCAATGCGATATTGATTAACGGGATTAACATTCCAACTTCAATATCAATCACAGGAGGTCAGTATCAAATAAACGGAGGAGCTTGGGTAAGTACAACAGGATTTGTTAATAATGGAGACACAGTAAAAGTTAGACAAACGTCATCAGGTTCAGGAGGAGTAACTACTAATACGGTTCTAACTGTAGGTACTTATTCAGATACCTTCTCTGTCACTACTATATCCGGTGGAGAATCTGCCAAGGAACTGATAGAGATTGATATTTATGGTGAACCTAATACAACGAACCTATTGCTTGATTTGACAGACATACCAAGCATCGGAACTACCGAGTTGGCTTACACAGGTAGTAACTTTGTATTGGCAGCAGATGCAGCAACACCGAATAACTGTTGGCTATTGGCTTCTGATTATATTCCTCAGGTTACATTACGTTGGAGGTTTATCATCAACTTGACACCATTGCTTGCAGACAATCCATTAATCAACAGTTTTCCGATTAAGTTAAGGGGCAGAGCGGTATCAGCAGGAACACTATCAGGTGCTTACGTGGTTTACTTTGGTGGATCAAGTGCCAACATGGATATTAGTTCAGGATACTATCAACCGTACCATACAGGAGGAACAGCATCTACATCGGGAGCAATATTAGTAGGAATAGGAGATGGCGCAGACGGTGTGTACGACAACACCTTGCCTGTACTACAAACCTACACATACGACAGGATCACTAAATTGGTAACAATCACATGATAACAACCTTAGAAAATACACCCGTAGAAATAGACTTGCTTTTACAGGGCAGGTCTACAGGTTGGTCAGTAAATGGCACTAAGGCTACCCATGAAACGTGCAATTCCGGAAGAATCTATTTAGTTACACAACCGCTAACAGCAGGAAGCACTTACGTATTCAGCTATCAGCTAACGGTATCATCAGGGTATGTAAGACCATACGTAGGCACAACAGCAGGAACATCAAGAACAACATCTGGTTTTTATGTTGAAACAGTAGTTGCCGCAGGAACAAACCCATTATTAAACTTTGATTCTAACGCCAATGCCGAGATAGAAATATTGGACATTAAAGAACAAGTAGTGGTAACGAGCAATACCAAGCCGGATTCTGTTGTATTTAGCCCACAGAATGCTAAATGGACAACGAGATTAACTTACACACCTGATGCAAGTGTGAGTATGTTCACTAATGTGTTTAACTGGAAGAATGGATTGCCTTATGTGAGTAAACCAGACTCAGGAGATAGAAATAACTTCTTCGGGATACAATTCGAGTCAGAGATAGAGATTCTTGCTAATCAACAACCAATGGTAAGCAAAACCTTTCAATCCATCTCTTTACAGAATAGTATACTCATGGTGACTACCGAAGATGGAATACAGACTTCATTAGGAGGTATTTCAGAACTTATAGACGAAGATTTCTTAAAAGACATAATAGACGATGGAATTACAGAAATAAGGCACTACAGCAAAGAAGGGGTGTATTCTGCGGCATTTATGAGAGACAAAAACAATGGAGGGTTAATAGAAGGAGCAGAACTTAAAGGAAATTGGATTGCTATTAACCTAAAAACAGCAGAAGAAGGAATACTAAGATTGTTCTCTGTAAACGTACACTCGGCACAATCAAAAATAGGAAGCCGATAATATTTAACTTTGATTTAAAATAGGAGAGAAATATATGCCAATTCCGTTATTGTTAGCCGCCGCACCGAGCATAATTCAAGGAATTTCAGGATTGTCTGGCTTGGGTAAAGCAAACCGCAGAGCAAGAAACCTTAAGTACCCTATTGAACAGGTTAATCCATTACTACAACAGAACGCAGCTATAGCAGAGAATATGGGAAGAGTCGGGTTGCCACAACAGCAGTACAACAACTCCCTAAATAACATCATGCGTAATCAGGCAGGTGCATTAACCATGTTTGGCAGGAATCCACAAAGAACAAACCTTGCATCATTACTAAGAGGCACAAATGATGCTACGATGAATTTAGATGCTCAGGATGCACAAGCAAGAAACGCCAACCAACGTTTTGCTATAGGACAAAGAGGAGTGCTTGCTAACGAACAAAACAGAGTATGGGACTGGAACAATCGGAAACGATACCAAATGGAAGCCGCAAGTATCGCACAACAAGCAGGAGCAGCCAAGCAAAATATGTTCGGAGGGCTACAGGGCTTAACTAACTTAGGTATGATGGGTTTAGCTGGTGGAGCTTTCGGTAATGGAGATTCTCAAAGCTATATTAGTGGGAATCCGCTATTAAGAGGACTTGGTATAGGTAGAAAAACACCACAAGAGGATTTACCTTATTTAGACACAATAGGAGTAAACGGGTAATATGGCAAATAACTTTGAAGGAGCAGAATCTTTAGGTGCATATCCTGTATTTAATACATCCAGTAGTGTAAACCTATACGGCAAGATATTAGCAAACAAACAGGCTCAACAAGCAGCCGAACAGAAAGCTGTTGCCGATAAATTAGCAAAGCTTAATACCAAAGGATTAAGAGAGCAGGACAAGAATAAATACTATTCAGGGTTTGAAAAATGGAGAGACTTATCTCAACAAGCCGATAGGGAGCGTGATAGTAGAAAAAGATTTGATTTACAGAATGAAGCTGAGAAGCAATATCAAGACCTTTTAAATCTACCTGCAAGGTCGGCTCAAAAAGCACAAAGGGATTTTGAGATAGGAAAGATGGTTATAACAAAGCCACACTTGCTACCAAAAGAACAAAGGGAGAGATGGCAAAAATCGCTTGATGCAGAGTTGGATTCAGAAAATGATATAGGCGATTACAATCAAATATTGACAGGTCATGATTTTTCTAAAATACCCGATCTGTTAAACAAGGAGGACGACCAATTATTACAAACCACATCTACACAAACCAATCCTACTGAGAGAAGGGTTAGGATGGGAAATCAAGTTGGTACAGAGATAAGAAGACAAGAGGTTGTTGATCCTAATAAACAATTTGAAAGATATTCAAAGAGGTATGAAACAGATGATATTTTTAAAGCATATTTAGAACAAGCAATGCCTGAATTGCCTTGGGATGACAACCCACAAGTAGCAAAAGATCAAGCATTGAAAACGTTGGTTTCTCAAAGACGAATAGCAAGAGATGTTAAACCTGAATATAAGTGGGACTTTAAAGAATCTAAAGGGGACGGTAGCGGTTCAAGTACCATTGTAGACCAACCTCAAGACCTTCTTTTGTATTTTGGTAGCCCATCAGATAATGCGAATGGTACTCAACCAGTAGCAACAGGAAAAGGAGTTGTAAAACTTCCTCTACGCAACATGAATCTTCAAGGATCGAAGGGTATAAATCTGAGCAATGGGCAACCATCAACTATAGCTAGAGCATCAAATGATGGAGAAATAGTATCTGTAGGTAATTATTATATCGCTAAGAAAGACCTTAAAATAACAGATAAGAGCGGGAAAACAAGGGTGATAAAAGCAGGGGGATTGGTTCAAGACAAATATGCAGAACAAAACCCTAACGCAGTTGAACTTAAACCTATGTTAAATGTTCAAATTAAATCTGAGGTAAGTGGACTGCCTCCTGAAAAGCATCTAATTGATTATAAGTACCTTCCAAGGACTCTAACAAAGCAACAGCAAGCTATATTAGGGACATTCAAACCTGCCACTCAACAACAGTCAAGTCAACCAAAACAAAATAATCAAGCATCCAAAATGGTTACTTTTATAATGCCAAACGGACAAACTGGACAGATACCTGCTGATAAAGCGGCTGACTTCCAGAAGAAGTATCCGACGGCTAAAAGAAGGTAAATCATGGCAGAAGATCAAGACCCATTTGCAGAGTTTGGAGGAAACACAGTAAAGGAAGATACTACAAAACCAACTAAAGACCCGTTTGCTGAATTTGGAGGTTCGGCTGTAGTGGAAAAGCCTTTATCGTCAGGCTCAAACAATACTGGCAAGAACTCAAACTATGGTGGTCTTGGAAGCCTAAATTCCCAGATAAATGGCAAGAAGACACCTGAAATTCCATCAGTACTTATAGGTGATGCCAAGAAGCAAGCGCAAGAGGTTGTAGATAAGCGTAGATCCTCTATAAACAACGCTGTAAACGCCTACAAGGCATCACATGGCGGTAAACTACCTGAAACTAAGGCAAAAGATAAAGGCGGTGATGGAGGGATAGGCACTGCATTTTCCATTGGTGCTGCTAAATTCAATGAAGGTATATTCAAAACACCGAGATTTATATACGACTTAGCTGCTGCACCACAAAACTTTGTTGCAGAACTTGCTAATAAACCTGAATGGAAAGCTGATTACGATGTTATCTCACAAGGGAAAGCAAACCCTCTTGGTTTTATAGACAGGCTTGGAGATTGGGCTTCTGATGATGCAGAGGCTATGCAAAACAAAATGGTGAAGTACGAGAAGGGAATATTTGATTCCCTATCTGACGGTAACTATAAAATAGCAGGAGAGCAAATAGTAAACAACATCGCTCAATCAGTTCCGGCACTAATAGGAATGTACATGACAGGCGGTGCAGGTAATGCCGCTAAGTTAGGAGCAGTAAGTAAGACAGCAGCCACAGCACTTCCATTTGCTTCACAAAAGAACTCAGAGTTACAAGACAGAACGGACATTCCCGAATACATTAAGCCTGTAAATGCAGCATTAACAGGACTATCAGAGGTAGTATTTGAGCAGGAGTTTGGCACAAAGGCTATCTTAGATAACGTTATTTCAACATTTGGCAGAGAAGGAAGAGATGTTGCCGTTGGTCAAGTTAAGGATATAGCTACGGGATATTTAACTAAAGCTATTCAGAAAGTACAACCTATTACATCTGCTGTTAAGAACGCTATTGAAGAGATGACTACTCAGTTCTCTCAAAACGTAGTGGATAAATACACCATCAATCCCGACAAAGATTTAATGGAAGGAGTGCCTGATGCCGCTATAGTTGGTGGTGTTATGGGTGGTTCTATTGCTACAGTAGGTTCGGCTTTATCAGGAACTTACAACAGCAAGCAAAAAAAGAAGATAGCAGAGGCAGTATCAAGAAG